ATTCTTAACAACACGTTCATCGAGGACCATCCTCCTTTGGACCGCGTGTTAGCGGTATCTGAGGCTGACGGCCCTCAAATCATCATGGACATGTATTTCGCATTTCGTCATGCGCGTCCGATGCCTGTTTATAGTGAACCCGGTCAACTGGATCGGTTCTGATGGGTGCCGATGTTACGCTTGCCAGCACTGCAGGCGGTGCTGCACTTGGTACGGTTGTTCCTGGTGTCGGCACTGCTCTCGGTGCCGGCCTGGGTCTTGCCGGCGGGCTCGCCTCGTCCGCTTTCTCCATGTTCGAGCAACAAAATCAGCAGAATTTTCAAGAACAAATGTCGAACACTGCTCATCAGCGTGAAGTCGCTGATTTACGTGCTGCTGGACTTAACCCTATTCTTTCTGCTCGTCTTGGGGGTTCTTCTACTCCCTCTGGTTCTATGGCTCCACCACCTGGTAACCTCGGCCAAGATGCTGTTTCAACAGCTTTGCAAATGCAACAATTATCACAAGCAAAACAGCAAACGAGACTGACGGGAGCTCAAGCAACCTCGGCTGAGGTAAATGCTGCTGCGGATGCTTATTCCGCAAAAGCTCTTTCGCAACAAAAAATGTCTGAGTCGGTTTATAGATCTGACAAGGCCGATATGGATTCGTATAACCTTGATGCTACAACTTCCGCGGCGTTAAAAATTCTTCGTTCAAATGCGGAATCTTCGGCTCTTGGTTTGTCACAATCTCGTGCTGAATCTGATTTCTACAAGTCGCCAGCCGGCAAACTTGCACCACTTTTTCATAATGTCGTTAGACCTGGATTTTCGTCTGCTCTTGATCTTGGAAAATTCTTAGAAGGTCCTTAAGGAGGTGATTTATTTGAAACGTCATGGTTTATCACATCGTGGTTCTGCGAAAAATTTTCGTAAGGGAACTCATGTCAAAAAGCGAAACTTTTCAACAACTCGTCGTGGCGGATTACGTATCTGATAAGTTACCCCCCAAAAGGGGGGTTTCTTAGTGTCTTGTTATCATCCGATAACTCTCTATCCGTCCCGTACGGGACCTTCAAAAAAAACAGGTAAAACATCTCTCGTAGGTATTTCTAAAGGTGATCCTACTCGAGGAATGTTTATTCCTTGCGGCCGTTGTACCGGCTGTCGTCTTGAATATTCTCGACAATGGGCTATACGCTGTTACCATGAATCAAAATCACATACTCATAATTCTTTCCTTACTCTAACACTCAATGAGGAGTCATTAACTCATGTTTACAGTAACACGGCTGCTACTCTTAATCCTTCTGACCTCACTTTATTTTTCAAACGTCTTCGCCAACACGTTGACAGACACCCTATCCTCTTTCACGGTGATACCGTCAGATATTACGCATGTGGTGAGTATGGCGACGAATCTGGTCGCCCTCACTATCACGCCTGTATTTTTGGCCTTGATTTCAAGGACAAAACGTTACACAGCTCTAAAAACGGTTTTAACCTTTACCGTAGTGATACTCTCAATAATATTTGGGGTCTCGGGAATTGCCTTATTGGCGATGTTACTTTTGAAAGCGCCGCATATGTGGCGCGCTACGTCATGAAAAAACTCAACGGCCCAAGGGCTGTTGAGTATCAAGAACTCGCAATACTTCCCGAATTCGTTCGTATGTCTCGTCGTCCTGGTATAGGACAATCATTCTATCAAAAATATCATACTGATATGTACAGTCAGGATACTTGCATCGTCCGAAAAGGCGTGCAAACTAAACCTCCTAAATATTACGACAAACTTTACGACCTTGACAATCCGCTATCTATGCTCTATATTAAAGCTCAACGTCAAATAGACGCGTTCAAACAAGGTCTAATAAGTGCTCAACAACTCAACGCAAAGGAGGTTATCAAAAAAGCTCAAATGTCTTCTATCTCTCGTTCTCTTTAAAAAAGCGGCTTGCGAGCTACGCTCGCAAACGCACAATGGCAACCACAACAAACAATTAACGCATGGCATTTATATGCCATTGCACACACCACTCTAAAAGGAGCGTACATGTATTCACTTTATTCTATACGCGACAAAAAAACTGGTTCATCTATGCCACCTATGGCGGCTCGTACTGTGGTTGACATCACACGTTCACTTCAATCTCTATACAGACAAGGCGGTCAATCGCCTATCATCGAGTATCCGGAGGATTACGAGTTATGGCTCGTCGGTCAATTCGATGAGATAAAAGGCTCCATATTGACAATGGAGCCGCAATTCATAGTTTCTTTACTCACCTTTAAACCTGGAGTTCAAAATGGCAGTAACTAAGCGTGGTATTCATCCTACGGGCGGAAAGCCTGTAACTCAGCAGCACATGAAAGCCGAATCGGATATCAACAACATCGTAAGCAAGTATATGCCCGGTGGCATTTATGCCCGTGGCAATCCTACTGCAACACGTGAGCCGATATTCGGCTACTTCTCCGCAAATTCATTCCATGACATGAACAACGCCATTATTGACGCAAAATCGGCGTTTTCTCGTCTTCCTTCTCGTGTTCGGGGTCGTTTTCGCAATGACCCCTATCAACTTCTCAGATTCCTCGAAGACCCCGCCAACAAGGAGGAGGCGGTAAAACTCGGGCTTGTAGAGCACGTGGACGGGAAAACCGTCCAAAATCCCGTTCAACTCGATTTAACGGCTCTGGCGGCCGCCCTGGAGGCCGCAAAACAGCCTCCAGCTGTAGTTACACCCCCGGTAGGGACGCCGAAAACGGCGTAGGGACCAATTCACCCTCTTGATGTAATTGGTCCCACTGACACACCTATGCGCTATATTCAAATTATGGCTGCGTGTCAGTACTCTAAGGGAGGCCCCTTTTGGGGTCTCCCTACTTCAAAATCGACGATTTTCAACCCTAAAAAAAGGAAAAAACCGTGAAAAGCACCCTGAACTACAACTTTTCGAATGTCCCGGTACCCCAAATTCAACGTTCTTCGTTCGATAGGTCTTTCGGTCATAAGACCACTTTCAATTCCGGTCTTTTAATCCCGATATTCCTCGACGAGATTTTACCAGGGGATACAATCAATCTCAAAGCGACTTTCTTGGCTCGCTTGGCAACTCTTCTTTTTCCCATCATGGACAATATTTTTCTGGACACCTTTTGGTTCTTCGTTCCTAATCGCCTTGTATGGGCGAATTGGGAAAAATTCTGCGGGGCACAAGATGACCCCGACGCTTCAATCGATTTTCTTATACCCTACTTTGATTCTCCTGGTGATGATACCATAAATGCTGCCGAAAATACCCTATGGGATTATTTCGGTCTCCCAACACGTCAAAACATCAATACAAATCCAAGTGACCCTAATTGTATGTTCATTTCTTCATTGCCATTTCGTGCGTATTCTTTGATATGGAATACATGGTTTCGCGACCAAAACCTTCAAGTTGTCGATACCAATTTTCAGACAGGCGATGGACCCGGCCATTATTCAGATGGCCAATACGTAATCCAAAGACGAGGAAAAAGACACGATTACTTTACGTCTTCATTGCCATGGCCTCAAAAAGGGGATTCGGTAATGCTTCCCCTTGGTGACAGTGCTCCTGTTATAGGTGATGGCACCTCAATAGGTCTTACCGAAGACGCTCATAATTTTGCAATGATCACACAACTTTCTACCCCTAATGCGGGGTTTTCCACTTCTTCATATGGTGCCGCAACGGGTACCATAGCTTCAATCAATAATCCGAATACGCTTTTAAATGTCGGTCTAACTACCGACCCTACTAAGTCGGGTATGTTTGCCGACCTTTCGGCAGCTACTGCCGCAACAATAAATCAAATTCGTCAGGCATTCGCATTTCAAAAAATTCTCGAAAGAGATGCAAGGGGTGGAACTCGGTATGTGGAAATGCTCAAGGCTCACTTTGGTGTTGTATCACCAGATTTTCGTCTTCAACGCCCCGAGTATCTTGGTGGTTCCACGCAACGAATCAATGTGTCTCCGGTTCCACAAACTGCCCCAACAGTTTCAGGGCAAACTCCTCAAGGAAATCTCGCGGCTTTCGCGGTGGGCGGATCTCAGTCTGGGTTCGCAAAAAGTTTTGTCGAGCATGGAATGGTCATCGGGCTTGCTAACGTGCGAGCTGACCTTACTTATCAGCAGAAAATCGATAAGATGTGGACAAGACGAACACGATTCGATTTCTACTACCCCGCACTCGCTCATCTTGGAGAACAAGCCGTACTCATGCAAGAAATCCATTTTGACCCCGATCACGGAGATGTAACCGCTGTCTGGGGTTATCAAGAACGTTGGGCGGAACTTCGTTACAAAAATCACATGATTACCGGTATGTTCCGTTCGAATTCTTCGGCACCCCTTGATGCTTGGCATCTTGCTTTGGATTTCGCCGGCGGCGAACCAATTCTTAACAACACGTTCATCGAGGACCATCCTCCTTTGGACCGCGTGTTAGCGGTATCTGAGGCTGACGGCCCTCAAATCATCATGGACATGTATTTCGCATTTCGTCATGCGCGTCCGA